CTACTGCCGCGGGGTCACTCTGGGGTCACTCGGCAAACTATTGAACACCACCAAACCGTCAACCATCGCCGCCAACTTCGAGTCATCATCCGGGAACAAATGGCTGTACGTCTTTAGAGTCTCCGTGGCGTCCTTGTGCCCCATCCTATGCGCCACCGCAACCGGTGACGCTCCCCCAGCAATAAGTAGCGATGCGTGGTGGTGACGGAGCTGATGCCACCCAGATCCGGCCCAAGGAAGCTTGTCCCTTACTGTCCGCCAAACTGCAGACATCTTCGTTTGAGTGATGCCAGACCCAAACGTATGGAAGATCAAACCCTCGGGGCCAGGGCGCGCCACGAGCTCCCGAATTAGCTCCACCGTCTGCGGGCCGACCATAATCTTTCGCGTAGAGAACTTCGTTTTCAGAGGCCCAAACTTCGGACTCCGTGCCGAAGCGCCCGCGTACTGCCGATCCACGCTGATCAGCCCTCGCTTGAGGTCGACCCGGTCCGCGGTTAGCCCACGCCACTCCCCCGGCCTCAACCCGGTTGCTGCAGCGAAAATGACAGCATGCCGGTAGGTCACGTGAATGGTGTCCGCGATCGTCTGCACTTGGGCGGCATCCAGCGGATCAATCTTTTCCTCGCTCTCGGCCGGCAGCTTGATCTTTATGCACGGGGTTGCCCGGATCATCTGGTCGAGGACGGCTTCGGACATAATTCCTGACAGGTAGGTGTAGGCAAGTTTGATGGTGGTTGGCGCCAAACCATTTTCTGCCCATGTGGTGATCGCTTGCTGAATCTCGATCCGACTAATGCCGCGCATAGTGATGTCCTTAAAAGCGGGCATGATGTGATTCTTGATGTTGCGATCTACCGTCTTCAGGGACCCGTCGCGTTGGTGGAGTTGCTTCGACCGCCAGATGGTCACGTAGTCACTGAAGAGCATGTCTGGGCGTAGCTCATTTTCTCCGGTGACTCGTTGGGTTGCGACGTTGTCGAGGTGCGCTTTGGCTTGGTCCTTGGTCCGGAAGTTCTGCTTTCGGGTTTTGCCTCCTGGTGCTGTCCAGATGGCTTGCCAGCGCATGCCAATCCCGTAGCGGGCGGAGTGTGTTTTGTCTCTATTGAGCCAGAGGTCTCTGATTCTGCTTTGCGCCATGGTGGTTCCCCCTTATTTTTGGGTGCGCTGAATGAAGCGTGCGTATGCGTGGACGTCTCGCGGGAGCACGTTGAGTTCGTGCGCGAGCGCGGTGGGTGTGCTGTAGATCCGGGCTGCATGCTGGAAGTCGCAGTGCCGGATGAGCCAGGTCGCGGAGAGCTCTTCGGCTGCGCGTTCGTGGCGGGATTGATATTCGTGGTGGCCGTCGTGCTTGAGGACGGCGTGCGCTAGCTCGTGGGAGAGCGTGGACCGCCGCTGGATGGGCGCGAGGAGGCGGCGGAGGCCGATGGTGTTGGTGGTGATGTCATAGGCACCCCACCAGCCGTTTGGCAGGTCGGTTTCGATGACGTGAACGTGGAGTTTCCCCAATAGATTCTCGAACATGTGTTCGAGCTTAGGGGTGTGCGCCGACAGTTAGTTGAACATCCAATTAACAGCCGGGCCGACGTGAGCTTACTCGTCCGGCAGCTGCTCCGGGTCAACCCCTGGCTCGCCAGCGTCAGCCACCTTGCCCCACTTCGGGGCGTGCAAACGGTGAACATTATCCGGCGTTTCGCCGCGGCCACCCTCATGATCACCGTCGGCCACCGAGGACGCATCGACCTGCTCCATCCACCAGAGCATGTTTTGTGCAGTCTCGAGCAGTAGCCGCCGGGACTCTTCGGGGAGCCGGCCAGCCTCCGGAATGAGCAGGTCGTCATCCGTGGATGCATGGATCGGCATCCCGACAGATATCGCGGCAGCATGGAGGACGTCTACCATGCGGACGCCGAGGCCTTTCGAGAGGCCCACAAGTACTTCGACCGTAGGGAAATGCTTTATGGGTTTGGTGGCGAGGCGTTGGGCGTTGACGGTGGATGGCACTCCGCCGCACGCGGCGGACAGTCTGGCGTAGGAGCGGTCACCCTTATGGTTCAGGATGAGCTCGTGAAGGCCGTTCTTGGGAAGTTTGCTTGTCATGCCAACCACTGTCATTTGTCGATCTGATTAGTGCAATCGCATACGGTTTCGATGCGCCTACTGGCAATTCTGCCTTATTGAAGTAGATGTGCCTACTAAGAAAATGCCAGCAACCGGCCGCCCCGCCTACTTGAAAGAAATGATTCACCTTATTCGAGTTGACAACATGCCTACTGGGGTGGGATGCTTTACCTATCAGCAAGAAGCAAACCCGCCTACAACAGACAGGGACAAAATGTCACCCTTCCGAACCAAATGCCGCTGGCAGAAAGGAACATACATGCGCCTCGCATCTAAAGAGCGATTCAAGACGCTCGTCTACACCAAAGAGGACATGGAGGCCATCAGAATGGGCCGCCCCGTCGACTTCCGCAAGATCAGCCAGCGCAAACTGGCCAAGCGGGTCGGCGTGCACCCCAGCTTCATCAACCACCTAGTCTCCGGATATCGAACCGACTGCACCACCGAAGTTGCTGAGAACATCGCGGAGGTGTTCGGCCTGGACGTCACCGTCCTTTTCGACCCCCAAGAACCTATTTCAAATCGTCAATCCGCCTGATTCAAGTAGTTTCCTATCTTCGAAAGGACACGCCGACATGGCAACACCAATTGCTCTTGAAGACCATTCTTGGTCGCAGGACGCCACGGACCTGATTGAACGTTGGGCCACGGAGGGACGCCGGTTTAATGCGGATGACCTCCGCCGGGCCATGCGGCCAGCACCTAACCCGAACATGGTCGGATCAGTTTTCCGTACCGCGGCCCGGCGCCGGCTGATCGAGAAGGTCTCCGACAACACGTCGAGGACAAAGTCCCGGAACGGCGGCCACCAATACACATGGGTCGGCATCCGAGAAGCACTGAGGTTGGTCGCATGAGCAAGAAGGTATTGAGCGTGAAGGAAACCGCAGTGGAGCTGGACATGCACCCGGACACGGTTCGGGAACTGTTGCGGCGTGGCGATCTGGCCGGGTCGAAGATGCCAGGGCTTCGCGGGGCTTGGAAGATCCGTCCCGAAGCGATTGACCGGTTTCTGAATCGGCACGCGTACACAGCATAAAAAATTGGGCCCGCACTCCCTTGAGAAGCGTGCGAGCCCAACCGAAAACAATGTTTGAAAGTGAGTATACCAATGAGTGTTTTGAAGAACCCCAAGTTCTTGGCCGCGAAGGCCACCCTGATCGCGACAGTCGGCCAGCACCTGAATGAGTTCGGGTTGGACACGGATCGTGGTGAGTGGGTTGTGATGATCGGCCGGCTCCGCACGCAGTTGAAGCATAAGGTCCGCGGCGCCGTGTTGGAAGAGCTGCTGGATTTGTTGGCTGACCGGTTCCTGTGCGAGTGGGACGACATTCCCCTCGACTTTGATGTGAAGGGCCCTGACTATGCGGACGCGAAGAGCCGCTGGCTTGAAGCGCAGGATGACCTGATCAGTGCGAAGTGCCTTGATCTTATGGGTCGGAAGTTTTATCCGGCACCGCTCCCGGCTGTGGAGTTCGCAGCATGAAGGGCCTCGTGCTGACCCCGCGGGGCGAGGATGTCCTGTTCGTCCTGCAGGTCCTGGGTGGGGTCGCTGGCTTCTATATCAGCATCCTGGCCTTCACCGCTCTGTGCGGTGCGCTGTGAAGTGCTTGTGCCCGTCCGGTGACTGCCCCGGTTGGGAACGCAAAGCCGGACTCGACCCGGTGAATATTGACTGCCCCATCCACGGAGAGGACAACATCATGACCCCCAAGCCGAAGCCCGCCGGGCTCGTATTCAACGCAGGAAACCACACCTACCGCCTCGACTCCAAGCCGGTCCGCGGCGTCACCGGACTGATCGGCGCCGGGATCCCGAAAGACAACCTAATCCCCTGGGCCGCGGAAGTCGCTGGCACTTGGGCGATGGATCACCTCGACGAACTGCGCACCATGGACCGGGCCAACGCGATCCAGACGATGCGCATGGCATGGCGGAAGGTCCGCGACGACGCCGGGATCACCGGCACAGCAGTGCACGGGCTGGCCGAGCAGCTGGCCACCACCGGCGAAGTCGAAGCGCCGGACGAGTTGGCCGGATACATCGAGGGATTCGCGGACTTCCTCGAGGCGTGGCAGATCACCCCGGTACTCACCGAACGCCCGTGCGGCAACCGGACGGATCACTTCGGCGGCACGTTCGACATGCTGGCCACCTCTCCCCTACTGCTCACCCCGGAGCAGCTGGCCGACGGCTGGGTAGTGCAGGTCGACCTCAAGACATCCAAGGGCGTCTACGGGGAAACCGCGCTACAGACCGCGGCCTACTCCAAGGCCGAGTTCTACGTCGACACCGACGGGAACGAACAGCCCATGCCGAAGGTCGCCAAGACCTACGTCGCACATGTCACCCCGATGGACCGCGAAGGCGTGAACGCCCGCTACGGAGACAAGCCACTGGGAACCACGCTCTACCCGCTGGCCGGATCCCCCGAAGAAATCGACGAGCACTACTCCTGGTTCTTGGCCGCAGCATTCACCGCGAAGACCGCCAAGCTCCGCGACAAGCTCGCCCGCGAACCACTCACCGTACCCACCCACGAACTGAAAGCAGCATGATCATGAGCGAACTAGCCACCACCCCCAACGCATTCACCCCGGCAGTCCAGCCCGCGAACATCGAGCAGGTCACCACCGACGCGACGATGTCCCTCGAAGCTTGGGCATCCGAACTGGCCCACGCCTACACAATCGCCAACACCATCTGCAACACCATGTTCACCCCGCAGCACTTCCGCGGGAAGCCAGAGGAAGCCGCAGCAGCCATCCTCTACGGCTTCACCCTTGGCATGGCCCCCATGGTGTCTCTCAAGACGATCTACGTCGTGCACGGCACCCCTGCTCTGTACGCACAGCAGATGTACGCCATCGCACTGTCCAAGGGTCACGAGATTGAGCGTGTTTACGCCGACAACGAGCGGGTTGAATTCCGGGCCCGCCGCCGTGGCCAGTCCGGCTGGCAGAAGATCGAATGGACCATCGAACGTGCACGCCAGGCCAAGTACACGACCAACGGCAAGTACCAAGAGAACCCCATCGGGATGCTCACCGAGAAGTGCAAGGCGGAGGCCGCGAAGCTCGTGGCCCCGGATGCGCTGGCCGGTATGAACAGCATCGAAGAAATCGAGTTGGGCGACTACGACCCGGCACCGTTCGTGCAGGTCGAACCGACCGCCGCGAAGACTGCCACACGGAAGATCAGCCGCCCCCGCAAGAACGCGGCCCCGGAACCGGTGGCCCCCGATGTCATCCACGACGCACCCGTCGAAGCGGATCCGGAGCCCGAGGAAGCCGCGGACCCGGACACCGGTGAACTGCCGGACGAAGGAACCCCCGCGGTCCTCGAGCTGAACTACCTTGACGAGGTTCAACGCCTCGCCGGAGACAAGACCGCACTTCGCGCCCTCTACGGCCAAGCATCCAGCGAAGGCCAACCACAAGACGTGCTCGACGCAATCGCGTCCGCCGGCACCGCAGCATAACCAACCCACCACCAATAGGAGTCTGACCCATCATGGCAAAGTCAACCGAAGTAACACTGAAAGATTTCCAGCGTCTCGAGTACGTGCAGATCGCCCCCCGCGGCGCACTGGTCGCCATCAGCGGCCGCAACGCCCAGGGCAAGTCGTCCATCCTTGACGGGCTCGAGGCAACCATCATCGGGCACAACAAGCGGGACGTGCCCCGCCCGGTCCGTGAGGGCCAGAAGACCGCCGAGGTCGTAAACATCCTCGACAACGGCATGACGCTGACCCGCAAGTACAAGGCCGATGGCTCATCCTCCTTGACCGGGAAGGCGTCCGACGGGTCCAAGGTCGCACAAGCCACGCTTAACGGCATGCTCGGCTCCCTGGGCATGGACGCTGGCGCGTTCTCCCTGCTGGACGATAAGAAGCAGCTGGCCGTTGTTCTCGACCTCGCCGACCTGCCGTTCGACCCTGCGAAGCTGGCCACGGATCAGAAAGCGATCTTCGAGCAGCGGACGTTCATCAACCGCAAGGCCAAGGAACTCGAAGCGCAGGTAGCCCGCTACGGCGACCTGCCCCCGGCGCCGACTGCCGAGGTGAGCGTCGTGGAGCTGGCCGAAGAAATCAGGGCAGCCGAACAAGTCGAGCGGAAGCAGGAGGACGACCATGCGATGTTGGTGCGATCCAACTCCGAGCTTGACCGGCTCAACTCCGAGATCCAGCGTCTGACTGCACAGCGCGCCATCGTCGAATCCGACCTCGACAGCGTCCGACAAATCATCGAAGGCCACGAACCGCTGCCCGATATCGATGCGCTGCGTGAACGCATGGCCACCGCGGAGGAAACTAACCGGACGGTCCGCACGGCGAAGGAAAAGGCGAACCTCGTGTTCCAGCTCGAGGCCACACAAGATCAAGCCGAAGGGCTCACCAAGCAGCTCGAAGCGCTGGACAAGCAGAAGGCCGACGGACTGGCCGCCGCCGCGTTCCCCGTCGAGGGCATGAGCTTCGACGAGGAAGGTGTCCTGCTCAACGGCCGCCCATTCCGCAAGGCATCCACCCGCGAACAGACCATCGCATCCGCACACATGATCATCGCCTCCAATCCGGAGCTGCGCGTCATGATCGTGCGCAACGGCAACGACCTGGACTCCGATGGTCTCGCCGAACTCGAAGCACTGGGAGATGCTCACGACTTCCAAATATTTGCAGAATTTGTAGACGAGTCCGGCGAATTCGGTTGGACCATCGAAGACGGAAAGGTGGCCTAACCATGGCTGGCGAGACTGTAATAACGGTAATTGGGAACCTCACGGCGGACCCGGAGTTGCGCTTCACCCCGGCGGGCGCGGCGGTTGCTTCGTTCACCATCGCATCGACCCCGCGCACGTTCGACAAGCAGTCCAATGAATGGAAGGACGGCGACACGCTGTTCCTCCGCTGCTCGGTCTGGCGTGAAGCAGCAGAAAACGTGGCCGAGACCCTGACCAAGGGAATGCGCGTCGTGGCCCAAGGCCGCCTGTCGTCACGGTCTTACGAGACCAAGGAAGGCGAGAAGCGGAACGTCACCGAGCTCGAGGTTGACGAAATCGGCCCGTCGTTGAAGTACGCATCAGCCAAGGTCACGCGGACGGCCCGCGGCAACGGTGAAGGATCGGCCAACCGGGGCGGCAGTAGCGGCGGCGGGTTCGGCGGAACCCCCACGAACGGTTCTTGGACACCGGACGCGGGCGGCAACGCCGGAGCATGGGGCGCACCAGCTGGCAGCACCGCGGGCGGCTGGGGAACCGGCGCACCCGCAGATGGCGCACCCTTTTAGCAAGTAGCGCCACCCAGTAATCGGGGCCCGTCCACGGGCGGGCCCCATTCCGTACCCACAAACAGGAGAACACCATGAACGAATGCAAGCGGTCTTGTTGCTGGACACCGTACAGCTGCGGCAAGCAGCGGAACTGTGGTTGTCACTCATGGCGGCCGGATGATGAGGAACGCCAGCAGCGTGCCGAGATCGTGGACATCCTCCGCGGCACCACGCTGGCCCGGGTGAAGACATCATGACCATGTTCCAAGCAGTCTGGCCGATCACCGACACGACGATCCCGTTCGCTGACCTCGTGTTCGAAGCTGAGCAGGACCTCCCCGCGGTGGCCACCCGGCACGGGGCCACGATCACCGGGCCCGCCGTGTTCAACGTCGTTGATGGTCGCACACAGCCAGGTTCCCAAGGCGCGGAGCAATGCGTGGTCGCTACTGCCCCGGCCATTACCCGAAAACGAAACTACGGACGGATAGCAGCATGAACACCCTCGATCGAAGCATCCTTGAGTCAATGGCGGAACTGACCGTCACCGATATGTTCTGCGGTGCTGGCGGATCATCCACCGGTGCGCTGGAAGTGCCCGGCGTGACTGTGAAGACGGCCATGAACCACTGGGCCCGCGCCATCGAAACCCACAACACTAACCACCCCGACACTGACCATGTGCTGGCTGACATTCAGGTCACTGATCCCCGGTACATCGCCTCTTCGGACATCCTGTGGGCCAGCCCGGAGTGCACGAATCACTCGGTAGCCAAGGGGCGTAAGCGCATCAGTAACCAGCCCGACCTATTCGGGGAAAGCCTCGCTGATGAGGCCGCGGAGAAGTCCCGGGCAACCATGTGGGACGTACCCCGGTTCGCCGAGCAGCACGCGTACAAGCTGATCATCACGGAGAACGTTGTCGACGCCGCCAAGTGGGTCATGTTCGACGCCTGGCTGTTCGCCATGGAAGCACTCGGCTACGACCACCACATCGTCTACATGAACTCGATGCACGCGCAGCTCGGCGGGCTCCCTGCCCCGCAGTCCCGTGATCGCATGTACGTGATGTTCTGGCTCAAGGGCAACCCGAAACCTGACTTTGACATGCTCATGCCGCTGGCTCACTGCCCCACGTGCGACGAGACGGTGCGCTGCATCCAGTCGTGGAAGAACCCCGCCTACCGGTGGGGACGATACAAGGCGCAATACGCCTATCGATGCCCGAATACGCGGTGCAAGAACGCCATCATCGAACCGGGATGGCTCCCGGCAGCCGCGGCCATCGATTGGGACCTTCGTGGCCAGCGCATCGGCGACCGCAAGAAGCCACTGGTGGAGAAGACCATGGCCCGGATACGGGCAGGGCTCGAGAAGTACGGGAAGCATCCGGTGAGCATCGACGCGGTGCGAGGCTCGCAGATCATTGCCCCGGTGAATGCTGAGCCGTTCCCGACGCAGACGACCAGCTACACCCGGTCGTTGTTAGTTCCGGTGGAAGGTCGGGAGGGGAAGGTGGCGCAGCCTGTTGAGGATGTCATGCGAACGCAGACAACCCGGAACGAGACCGGCTTCTTGATGCCGCCCTCCCCCGCGGCCACTTCCTCGCTGCTGATGGAGTACTACGGCAACGGCGTCATGCACCCAACGTCGAAAGCAATCCCGACGATCAGCACCACCGACCGGTTCGCGATGATCACCACCATGCGCGGCACTGCACCGGAACAGATCCAAGGCTCCGCCGCACCGGTATCGGACCCGCTGCGCACGATCAGCGCGGGCGGCAACCACGCGGGCCTCACCGAATGGACCGTCCCCGAAGTCGAGGACTGCGAATTCCGGATGCTCGAACCCTACGAAATCACCGCGGGCATGGCCTTCCCCAAGTCCTACATCATGACCGGGAACAAGCGAGAGCAGGTCAAGCAGGCAGGCAACGCCGTCACCCCGCCCGCCGCCCGAGATTTGTTCATCGTGGCTGCGCTGTCCCTGGCGTCGAGGTCGGTGGCCGTATGACCACGGAGACTCGGCGACGGGACAAGACCCGCGTGTGTGGCCGGTGCGGCATCCGGCATATCCCGAACGAACCCCCGGCAAACAGTTTTGCCTCGACTGCCGACCTGATGCAGCCGTCTTCGGCTGGTACTACCAACCCTCCTACGGAGAACGAACAAAGGAAACGAAATGAACTCGAACTACGCATGCGCAACTGAGCAGGGGTACCTGAATCATGTCCGGCGAAATGACGCCCCGTGCATGACCTGCAAGGCCTGGAAGAAGAAGAACGACGCCGGAGAGGCGGCCAAGGCTGCACCGGTCAGGTCCAAGGCCCAGGTCGCCGAGTGTGGCACGGTGTCGGGGTATCGCAAACACCGTCGCAACAGCGAAGCCGCATGCGCGCCATGCCGCGAAGAAGCTAACCGAGTCAGCCGCGAAAACAAGGCCAAGAAGCGTACGGTGCGCGTAGCAGGCGGACCAAAGCCAGCACCCCAAGAGCCGAAGGAACCTCGCACTATCAAGCATGGGACCACGGCTGGATATCAAGCGCACAAGCGCCGGGACGAGCAGCCTTGTGAGCCATGCTTGGCAGCGCTCCGTGAGAAGAGCCGGAAAGCGCGGGCGGACGCACCGAAGAAGCCACGAGTGCGCAAGCTGTTGCCGTGCGGGACCGCTGCAGCGTATCTACGCCACCTCCGCGACAACGAAGAGGCCTGCCCACCGTGCAAGGAAGCGCAACGTCTCGACAGCGTAGCCAAACGTGCCCGGAAGATCGCACGTGAAGGAGGTCCGCGACCTCATGCCGGCCGGAAGCCAATCACTCATGGGACCATCGCGGGCCGAGCCCAGCACGTGCGCCGCGGGGAAATGCCGTGCGACCCATGCAGGATCGCTTTCAACGAATACAACCGGCAGTACAGCGCAAGCCGAAGGAAAGCAGCATGAGCGCCCAACCGTCCCGCCGGGCCCCGCACAGATCAACCCGCGCTATCTGCCCAGAGGCATACTGCGGAAAGTTCTGGTCACCGACCCGCGAAGATGCGAAGCTCCTGCGTCGAGAGATTGCCAGCGAGACCGGGGACAACCAGCCGGTGAGATATTACGAACACGGCGGCGGCTGGCACTGGACCAGGCGCATCAACCGGCGGGACGCATAAAAATGGTGGGCACAAGAACTGCTGCGCCCACCATTCCCTGCAACTTAGTCCGCTGGAGTTCCGTAAACAAAGAACCCGTTCACATCATCACGCTCAGTCATGAGCATGAACAGCTCGTCATCGTCAGAAGCCCCGAACTTATCTGCGGAGGCAAGCCATCGACGGATATCACCGACAGTGGCGCGACCATCGCCTTCCGGCTCCATAAATTCAAGTTCAAGACGAATACCAACAGCCACGATAAGCCCCCACGTGAGTAGACAATGATGAACTCAATCATGCCAGAGAGGACCGACAAATGACCGAGAAAGACGAGCGCCCCTTCATCAAGATCACGCTCGACTACCTGGACAACCCCAAGATCGACGCCCTATCCGATGCAGGGATTGTTCTGCACCTTTCCCTCATGCTCCGAGCGGCCAAGAACAACCTCGCAGCGCACAAGGGAACCAAGTCCCCACTCATCGACGGGAAGCTCTCAGCACGCTCCTGTGAGACCCGAGGGAAGCCCGTCCTCAAGGAACTAATCGACCAAGGATTGCTCAGGAAATTGAGTCCCACCACCTACGAATTGCACGACTACGTCAAGCACCAAACAGCCCTCGGAATCATCCAAAAAAGGTCAGCTTCTGGGGCCATTGGAGGGCACACAAAGAACCACAAAAACAGGCACAAATTCGTGGACACCTGCGAGCACTGCCAAACAGCGTTCGAAAATAACGAAGAATGGCTGAAACATCCCGAACTTACCGCCACACCACCCAAATAAACAGAGTGGCAAAAGTGGCAAAACAGGGTGCGTAGCCACCCCAAAACAGTGGCAACAGCAGTGGAAGAACTTAAGAACAACTACTAGCGTCTTCGTCTCACCACCGTGAGACAAGACTTTTAAAGAAAAAGAAAATGGGAACCTCCAACCAAATCGTCACCTAAGTAACGTGCGAGACCGAAACGTTTTGGTTGGATGAAATTTGATCGAAGGAAAACGAAATGCGAGAACTGAACGAACCCCAAGCCAGACACCTGGCCGGGATCCTGAACATCATCCGCCCTGATTGGCCAGTGCCATCACTGCTCACCCTGATCTGGGAACACCGTGCACAGCCAGACTTCCCAGCACTCGTGGTTGCTGCGGTGACGAAGGCGCAGGATCGGACGTGCAAGACCCCGGCACCAATCTTCACTCCGGGCGCTCATTGGCCCGAGGCAGTGCGCGACAAGCTGCCAGCACTCCCCCGCTGCAGGGACCACGACACCGAAGACGCACCCACCTGCCGATCCTGCCTCGCCGACGTGAAGACTGGGGATCGACCGGAAACCATGATCGGCAAACGGCTTGCACTACCGACCCCACCCGTAGGGTCAACCAAGCAGGCCAACACTTCACCCGCCGAACGCATCAGATCCGATCTGCGGGCCGCAAAAGATGCAAGACGAGCAATCCCCCACCCAGACCCCACCGAGCCGCCCAGCCCCGCAAAGAATCAGAATGGAGCCACCCCGTGACCGGAGCGTCTACTTCAACTAGGCAGACCATGCCGCCGATGAGTGAGCGGAAGCTGCAGTCGGCGGTGCTGAAGCTCGCTGGCTTTCACGGGTACGAGGTTAGGTACCACACCAAGGATTCCCGTGGCTCTCAGGCGGGTTTCCCTGATCTGGTGTTGGCCAGCAAGAAGCGTGGGAAGCTTTTGTTTCGTGAGCTCAAGAGTGATTCTGGGCGGTTGCGTCCGGAGCAGAAGGTGGTGCTTGAGGTGTTGGCGGCGTGTGGCCAGGATGTTGGGGTGTGGCGGCCGGCGGATTTGTTGTCGGGTCGGATTGTGGCGGAGTTGCGCGCTGCGCCGACCGACTATTTGAAGTAGTTGCACTGCCTACTTGCAGTAGGTAGAGTGATGAGTGTCGATAGAAACCGCCCCACAAGCTGGGGCCACCTTGGGAGGAAACTATGAGCACCATTCACGTACCACCAGCCGTCACCACAGACCGGGCACAGCGTGCCGTTCATGCTGCCCGTCGGACGGTACGCCGCGCAGCGTTACACGTCGATACGGTCACGTTCACCGGCGGGGATGTGCACGCCGCGATTGAGGACGTCGTCCGCGCCGGCACCGCACTGGAACAAGCTGAGGCTGAGCTGGCCACCGTGAGCGAGATGGCAGCGTGAGCGGCTGGATGCTTGCCCCGCTCGGAGTCAAGGAAGAAGCTTTCTACGTGCCGAGCGGTTACAAGGTGCTCGACCCCGAGGCGCTACTGATCGCCGCAGAGGAAGCCGCACGAGAAAAGGCCACCAAGTGACCGTGTTCAAGCCGGGCGACCGAGTCCACCTCAAAGGCCACGCTCACACCCCAGCCACCACCGGCACCGTCATCACCGAGACACTGGCCGCCGCCCACGTCATGTGGGACGACAACCACACCACCACCCCGCACCACCCCCAACACCTCGAACTTGTAGGAGAGCCCATGGAAGCCGACCCCAGGATCGAAGCCGCAGCGGAAGCGATTGAGGCCGTCACGTATAGCGATGTTACCGGCGCGCTTGCTGAGGAATGCGCAACCGCTGCTCTTGCTGCTGCTGACAACGCCGCAACCATCACGACCGTGGAAGAACTCGACGCGCTGCCAGTGGGGAGCGTGGTTCTTTCGGATGTATACAGGTACTCGCTGACGTACCCCAACTACACCGTGTCTTTCCAGAAGCTCTACGACGACTCCTGGCACCGTGGCGGCCGGGCAAGCGACACACACCCAAGCGTGATCATCCCCGCCCGCGTCATCCACTGGGGCACCGAATGAGCCACTTCACCAACCCTCGCTTTTTCTATCGCCGCGCACGAAACGGCAAAGGCTGGGTACTGGAAGTCGGACGCTACCGCCAAGAGTTCTGGAAGCCCCTCGTCCGCGAAACCCAGCACGGCCTATCCCACGGGCTCAAGCCCCTACTTCACAAAGGACGCAAGCCATGACCACCCCACCGCTTGACCTGACCGCGCACGACCTCGCTGCTATCCGCATTATTGCCGAAGGGACCAGCCGCGGCGACACGATGAGGATTAAGAACACCGCCGTGCTTCGCCTACTCGACCGCCTGGAAGCCGCCGAGCGTGATTTGGCGGCGGTCACAGTCTCCCGTGACGGATGGCAAACCCGCGCAGAAGCCGCCGAAGCTGCCCTCCAGCGCGTGACCCGGGAAGTCGATCACTGGCTCGACGGCGGCGAAGAAGACAAGTACCACGCAGACCAGATCGTTCTAGCGCTCAACCACACCCCCGAAACGGAGACAACCCCATGAGTGAGATCCTGCCGCCTATCGTCCGCACGCTCACCGCCAACGTCATCGAAAAGACCGCCGAGGGCTACGACTTCACCGGATGCGACAACCGATCCGCGAGCCACTGCAACTGTGAATCATGGACGCCTGTTGAATGCTCACTGTGCGATCAGGAAATTGCAGACGGGCAACTGATCCACACGATCACCATGCCCACGAACCCCCATTTCGACATGCTCAGCATGGACCAGGAATGGGAAGAAACGACATGGCACGTCGAGTGCCCCGAACCGGAGGAATCATGAGCGACCTTGAAGCGCGGATCGCTGAAGTTCTGGCCCCACTGTTGTGCGGAGAAGGTCGGCTCCAGTGGGAGCGGAAATGGGAAGATTCGAGCCCGTTAGTGAAGAGCGCATGGAGCGTCCTTGCCAGAGAGTACGCAACCATGCTGGCCCCGGTTATCACGTCATCGAACGCGAAGGCTTGGCACGAAGGATTCAACGACGGCAAGCGCCAAGACGCCGAGGGTGACGACGGCCCACGATTTACCAACCCCTATCACGCCGACAGCCTGGAGGCGTCGTGAGCGCGAATGACAAGGCGGCCGCGACCTACCACCCGCACCCGTCCTACACAGCCATGGAAGCCGCATGGGCACGCCACCACGAACGCCAAGGAGAACCCGATGCCAGTAACCCGTGAAGCCCGCTACCTGTCCGGCGCGGACCGGGGCAAACACGTGAGCCTCACGGTGCCCGGCGGCCGCTTCGGTGACTGGGAACTCGCCGGAAAACTCGTCGGCACCCAGCACTGGGGAGACGGAACCGTCGACATCCTCGTCAACCGCGGCGATTCCCGCGGCCCAAGCATCGCCAACCACCTCCCACCCGAAACCCTCGTCACCATCACCGGGAAGGAATCATGAAGTGGTGGTGGCACCGCGTGATCCTACGCCACGACTCTAAACAAATGTGGTCATCGCCCGGTTACTTCCAAGTCATCACCACACGAGTCTGCGAATGCGGGGAGAAGTTATGAAGCCAGCACGCGTCACCGATGACGGGACGGTGGCCGCGGTCGTCGCGAAGTGGAAGGGTGACCCGACCTACGCGCCCGGGCAGGTAGTGAACGGCAAGACGATCTGCGGAGCCAAGAAACGCAAAGACCAGGAACCCTGCGGAGCCCCACCCATCAACGGGGCCACCCGCTGCGGAAGACACGGAGCCAAAGCCCCCGCCGTAGCCCAGAAAGCCAAGGAACGCGTCATTGAGACCAACGCACGCGGCATCCTCGGCCGCATCGACCCAGAAGCCCCAAGAGAACACCCAGTCGAGACACTGCTCAACCTGATCCGCGCCAAAAATGCTGAGGTGCAATGGCTGAGAAGCAAAGTCCAGGCACTCGAAGACGAAGAACTAGTCTGGGGCCTTGCGTCTCATCGCGAAGGCTTAGGCCCAGAAGGACCGATTGATGTCAAGGAACACCGGGCCGATCAGTCCGTCTGGTGGAAGCTACTCCGGGAAGCCGAGAACCAACTGGCGAACTGGATCACCATGGCACTCAAGGCCGGGGTGGAAGATCGCAGGGTAAGACTTGCCGAGAGCCAGGGCGGCGCGGTGGCTGGTGCTATTCGCCAGATCCTCGACGGCCTCAACCTCACAACCGAACAAGCCGCACTCATCCCCGTGCTCGTCCCACAAGCCCTACGACAACTCACCGGAGACGCCCAATGAGCAACTACCCTCGGATGATCCAAGAAGGAAGAGTGCGAATGGTCCCCCGCAAACCGACCATCGTAGAGCTTGAGATTGCGGTAGATACCAGCAAATTCATGCGCGCCCTCCGCGGCATCAACTGGGATCGCGCCACACCATTCGAGACTGCGATGACCAAGGTGCAAGCCACCGTCGACCACGCATCTGCGGCCATGATCAAGATCGACCAGATCGCCAAGGAAGCCGCCGCGACCACGGGCGCCAACCTCGACGAAATCAAGACCATCCTCGAGGGGATCGCCACGGCTGCCCGCCCGCACTACGGCGGCTACGGCATCCGCCCGTGGAACAGGTTCGGGGAAACCCCCGACCAGGAACTCAACCGACGACTCAACCAACGGCTACGCGGGGAAGACCCCGGCCCACCCGTCAACTGGAAAGGACTCCCCCGATGAGCCAGACAACAGCAGGCAGCCTGACCCACGAACACACCGGGAAGACCGTCACCGTGACCGGCGGCGGTGCCACCGTCACGGGCGTCCTGCTCATGGTCTCCCACAAGCGGGACATGATCGACGACAGCCGCATGTTCCCCAGCCCGGGCGACATCCAGTGGGTACCGGGGCAGGCAAGGACTGTGGTCACGCTGATCCCCGACCTTGACCTGATGCTGAACCCAGACAGCATCGTAGAGGTGGCGGAGTGAGCCGCCTGCGCGAATGGGTAGTGAGGCAGCAATGCCAACGCAAGGGCCACAAGGACACCGGGTGCTACTCCGAGTCGGGCTCAACCGGCGTCTGCTGTGACCGCTGCGGCCGGACCCTATGGACTCGGCACGGCTGGGAGGAACCCGGCCCGCCGAGATTCCAAGCGCCAAACTACCCCACGCTCTACACCGGATACGGACGCCGGCCCTTCAAAGGCTGGTGGAAGTGACCGCCCGAGACGCCAAGCACATGCCGTGCAACTGCGTGCCCGACCTTGGCCCACCCCACTGCCACCAACACCCATACGAAACCGAATGGCCATGTGCCGAATCCATCAAGGCCGAGCAGGCCGAACACCTCCGGAGGTTCTACGCATGACCGAGTGCACACACTGCGAAGCTGACCTCCCGGCAGGCCTCACGCTCTGCAACACGGGAGCCGATGATCTGCGTCGGATCCTGTCCCGCGTCCGCAGCACCCTGAACACGGCCGGGGGTACATTGACGAACACCGCGGTAGCCCCTGCGCCTATCGGTGGCGGTGGCGGTGGGCAAGAGGCCCCCGGACTGCCGTACAGCGTGGACATGAGCGACCGCGTTCGCGACTACCAAGAGGCCATCCGGTACTGGGCGGGCATGATCGGGGAAGCGCAGGGCAAGCCGGCCCCGGTCGACACCATCGCCGCGGGAATGTTCCTGCGCGCTCACATCGGCCTCATCCGTGGAAACGAACACGCCAACACCATCCTGCAAGAGCTACGGGCCGCAGAGCGTAGTGTCATCAACGCAGCCGACCGCCAAGCCCCCAAACTGCTGCTCGGCGAATGCGGGGCACCAGTCTGGGAAGAGCACACCATCGTGAGGTGCGCCGGCCAGATCATCGGCAGGGAAGGCGACGACCAAGCCAAATGCGACACCTGCCGCAGCACACACAGTGCCCGGGAACGCATCGAAGCGAAGATCAGCCGCGCCTGGCACGTACTCGCACCACTCCCACAAATCATCCGAGCCCTCAAAGCCTACGGAATCCACATCCGCTACGACACCGCCAAAAAGTGGGTCACCCGCGGCAAGCTCGCACCAGTCTGCGACCTCCGAACCCGCACGGAGGGATATTCACCCGCCGCCGTACTCGCAGTCATGCCAAAACCATCTACTCCAATAAGGCAACATGTCGACTTGAAGTAGACAAAACCGCCCAACTGTCCCTAAGATGAAATCAATATCGGATCACTGGCTCGATATTCAACACGCGTGTGTGGCCGGAACCTATCGACAATAGCGCTGACGAGCTGCGGACCCGCCCACCCCCAAGGGGCCTCCGGACGGCAATGACCAGCAACCGGCCACACGCCAACACTTCCCGCACATCATGTTTTCGCGAACGCGTGCGGGGGAAACACCACCAGACGCCCGAACAGAAGCCGGGCGAGGGTTCGATGCACTCGCAGGCCCACTGGTGGACATAACTGAATAGAGCTTGGCCGCACATGAGGCGGCCAAGCACAAGGGATCGTAGCTCAGTTGGTAGAGCATGGGATCGCAACCCAGCGCGCAGGTTCAACTCCTGCCGAACCCACGAGGCCCGCACAGCAAGCCGACAATGACTGACATCAACCAAGCCCAACGTGCGGGCCCAACAACTTCCCGGTGGAAATCAGGCTAAAACCTTCCACAGACCAGAGCTGACTCACCACCGGGACCACCCTTGACGGCGGCCAACGAGCCGACAACACAACACGATCGCACGCAGGTTGCCGGCCCCCGGAGTGGGGAGCAAGCCGCGACACCGCCTAGCGACAACAACCGCGGACGTACCGACGTCAACACGCTTGAATGACCGGAAGCGGTGAGGTAGCCGTGAACCTGGACTGGATAGAGCACGCCATCAAGGCCTTCGAACCCCTCATTCCGAAGTGGGATACGCCCGGCGAAATGGCCGTGGCACTGGATCCCAAAACGGTCCAGACGCCCACCATGAAGATCTTCGACGAGGCGCTGGTCTGGGCATGGAACACGCCCGATGCCCGCCTCATCATTTCCTGCCCGCCTCAGGCTGGAAAATCTCAACGAGCTGTCCGCCGGTTCGCCGCGTGGGCACTCTCCCAGAACCCGGACACCCGAATCACGGTCTGTTCGTACAACACCGACACCGCCCGCCGCTGGGGCCGGGTCATCCGCGACGACGTCACCGAGCACGGCGACGACATGGGCGGCCTCAAGGTCCGCAACGACGTCGCATCACAGTCCGAATGGCAGCTAGACGGCCACCTCGGTGGCGTGTTCACCGCGGGCGTTGGCTCATCCCTGACTGGCCGGCCTTCCGAGCTCATGATCGTGGATGACCCCGTCAAGGGCCGCGAAGATGCGGACTCCGAGCGGTACCAGGAGCGCAACTGGGACTGGTGGCGTGAAGTCGCCATGACCCGCCTCGCCCCCGGCGCCCCGGCCATCCTCGTGATGACCCGTTGGGCAACGGAGGATCTTGGCGGGAAAGTCCTCAAAGCCGAGAACGGCGGTGAGGAATGGCGGGTAGTCAACATTCCCGCCCAAGCGAACCACCGCCCAGAACTTGGCGAGACCGACCCGCTGGGCCGTGAGCCCGGCGAGTGGATGGAAACCACCCGCGGGATGACCGAAGCCCAGTGGGAGCGCCGCAAGCGTGACACCGGGCCCCGCTCGTGGGCAGCTCTTTATCAGGGCTCCCCTACTCCGGACGAGGGCGGCATCTTCCCCCGCGACTGGGCGACCTACGACGAGCCGATGTGGACTGTCCGCGAGGATGGCGCACACATCATCCCCGGCATCGGTCGACAGGATACCGAGCTAGCCGCCTCGTGGGATTTGACCTTTTCCGATGGGAAGAACGCCGACTTTGTTGTCGGGCAGGTGTGGCTCCGCGTTGGCAACACCGCGTATCTGCTGGATCAAGTCCGGCGCCGGATGAACTTCAACGACACCTGCGAAGCAATGCTGGCCATGAAAGCCAAGTGGCCGCAATGCATTCAGGTATTCGTGGAAAACAAGGCCAATGGGCCTGCCGTCATCAACGCGCTACAGCAGCAGATCATGGGCCTGATCCCAATTGAACCCGAGGGGTCGAAGTCGGCCCGCGCCTCTGCCGTGTCGCCGTTAGCGTTCTCGAAGAACATTGTTCTCCCGACCGCGAAGCTGCTGCCGAACGTTGAGGATCTTCGCGAAGAGCTCGTGAACTTCCCCAGCAAGCACGATGACACGGTGGACGCGCTGTCGCAGGCCATCAATCGCCTGTTGCTTATGCCGCTGTTGTCCCCGGATCAGCAGTTCGTCAACCATGACGTCTACGACGACTATGACGACCGTGGATTCCTTTTCTCCCCTGTCTAAATTGGAGGTGCCCGTGGGCATTCTAGAAGTGCTTGGCCTCCGTGAGGCTGGCGTGCCCGAGGGCAAGGAGCTGGTTGCCACGGGAACGCTGGCGACGATGGGGCACCGCCTCGAGGAACTGACTGAGTCCTATTCTGCGCTGATCATGGCGCGGGAGGATGTGGGCTGGCAGAAGATCACGCAGGATGCGGCGCAGGAGTTCTCCCGGCAGGGCTTGAAGACCTCAGCCGAGCTTGCGCGGGTGTTCCTCGTGGCCAACCCCCTGATCAAGCGCGCTGGGAAGCTGCGCGGCGCCTACGTGCACGGGCAAGGCTGCGGCACCAATGCCACCGGCGACGGCACTAACGGCGCCCAGGACGTCAACGGGCTGATCCAAGAATGGTTGGATGATCCCGAGGTCCGCGAAGTGTTCTCTGGTGCGCAAGCGAACGAACGTAACGAAGACTCGTTGACCACTGACGGCAACGTGTTCTTCAGCCTCTTCACGAACCCACTCACCGGCCGTGTGAAGCCCCGTCTGATCGACTTCGACGAGGTCGAGGACAAGATCACGAAGCCCGGCGACAAGACCACGACCTGGTTCTACCTGCGCACATGGGTGGAGGCTGACCAGAACGGCCGTGAGGTCCAACGCAAGGCCTACTACCCGGACATCTCTTACCGGCCTTTGGCTCGGCAGAAGCGGATTCAGCAGGGCGGTTCCACGGAGTCCGTCGAGGTCATGTGGGATGCCCCGATCTACCACATCAAGGTCAACGCCTTGAATGGGTGGAAGTTCGGTATCGGTGACGCTTATGCTGCGTTGCCGTGGGCTCGCGGGTTCAAGGAGTTCCTTGAGGACTGGGCTTTGCTCATGAAGTCGTTGTCGCGGATTGCGTGGCAGAACGTGGGTGGGAAGAAGTCGGATGCGCAGAAGCGCCGCCAACAGCTCGCGGCACTGCAACAGCAGCCCGCCGGGTCCACGGTGAACGCTTCGGAGGACAACAAGTTCGAGGCGGTGCCGAAGTCCGGCGCCACCCTGGACTCCGAGTCGGCGAAGCCATTGGCGGCCATGGTCGCCAGTGCGATGGGCCTCCCGGTAACGATGATCCTGTCCGATCCCGGGCAGACCGGGGCCCGTGCCGTGGCCGAGACGCTGGACCGACCAACCCGGCTGGAAATGCAGTCCCGTCAAGAAGTGTGGCGGGAAGCGCGCCGGCAGATCCTCGGCTACGTCATCGAACAAGCAGTCATCGCACCCCGCGGCCCGCTCAAGGGCACTGTGGAGCGGGACGATGACCGCCTCCGGGTCCGGTTGCCGCGCCCGCAGGACATGACACTGACGATCACGTACCCGGACCTCGAAGAGATCCCGCTGGACGTGGTCATGGACGCTCTCGTGGCAGCCAATGGCCATGTCCCACCGCTGCTGATAGCTGAGCAGATGATGCGGGCACTCAAGATCCGTGACGTGGATGAGTGGCTTGAGGAAATGAAGGACGATGACGGAAACTTCATCGACCCAACGGTTACGGCTGGGCAGGCTGCTGCGGACGCGTTCCGCCGCGGCGAAGACCCGGCCAAGGTGCTGCAGTAGGAAGTAGGTGCGCGGTGGCGATCACGGATGAAACACTGCTGATCGCTGCCGACACCAAACGCCGGCTCCGAACCATGTCCAACGAGCAGATCGTCGCGATCACCCGAGCATGGGTAGACGCCTGGGACTCCCTCGGTCCTGAGTTTCACGAAGCGTTGCTCGAGGTCATCGGGGACGGCAAGACCCGCGTCCCCTACTCCAAGGTGGCAAAGTCACGCCGTCTCAAGGATGCTCTACGGCAGGCTCGCACCACACTGGACGAGCTGGCCGCACAAACTCGGGTCACCGTCACCAACGACCTGGCGTCCGCTGTACTGGATGCCGCCGACACTCACCTCGCTGTGTCCCGGTCGCAACTGCCACCGAACGCCGCGGGTGTGGCCATCAACTTCGATGCGATGTCCAAGACCGCACTGGACGCGATCGTGCTGCGCTCCACCGAGCAGATCCACGCACTGTCCCGGCCACTGCCTGCTGATGTTGAGCGGATGATGAAGCGGGAACTCGTGAGAGCCATCGCCGTGGGAGATAATCCGCGCACCACGGCCCGCCGCATCCTCCGGGGCGCCGAGGGCCAGTTCAATGGGGGTCTCACCCGGGCGGCGACCATCGCCCGAACAGAACTCTTGGACGCGCACAGGAACGGTGCCCTAACAGCCGCGCAGCAGAACAAGGACTTACTTACCGGCTGGTTCTGGTCCGCATCCCTAGACGGGCGCACGTGCCCGTCCTGCCTCGCAAACCACGGCACCTTCCACCCCGTCGACGAGTTCGGACCCATCGACCACCACCAAGGCCGCTGCGCACGCATCGACAAAACGAAGTCATGGCGGGACCTCGGCTTCGATATCGACGAGCCCGAGGACGCGATCCCGGACTCTGAGGCATGGTTCGACAACCTCACCGAGGATTCCCAACGCCACATCATGGGGCCGACGAAGCTCAAGATGCTGCAGGACGGCGACATCGAATGGGCGGACCTCACGAAGCGTGTTGAAACGCCAGGATGGCGGGACTCCATGACGAACACCCGCGTGAAGGAGCTACGTCCCGTCGCTTAGGGATGGCTCGTACTGGATCGCGCCGCACCATTTGCACTCCACGGACATGGACCCGCCACTCATGCGCAGGTAGACGCCGTGCAGCTTCCAAGCATGTTCGGGGCATTCCCCAGGCACACCAGCGGCATCGTTCGCATCATCAATAGCCATCCCACAAGCATAGGAGGTCGCGATGTCGACTCTGATCAAAGAAGCAGCCACCGCGACCGCCGTTGAGCTGTCCGGCAGCCGCCAACTCATCGCCCTCATCACTCCCGGATGGGGATCCTCGGGCTACTACTCCGCCGAAGTCCTCGAGCAGGCGGCCTACGACCGAGTGTTCCCCAAGGGCACGCGCCAGCACATCGACCATGACGGCGAAATGGCCCGCTTCGAACAGCCCGTCGGCTCCATCACCACGCTGGCCGCGGCCCTGGCCGAAGATGCCCGATGGGATCCGAACTACGTCCACCCCAAGACCGGCGAAAAGGGGGCACTGCTCGCGGAATCAAACATCTTCCCCCGCTGGCGGGCAGACCTCGCAGCCATGAAGGACGCCATCGGCAACTCCATCGTCGCCAGCGCCATCATGTCCGAAGGTGAAGTCGAAGGCCGCAAGGGAATGATCGTGGAGAAGCTACTCCCGAGCACCCTGAATCGCGTCGACTACGTCACGGCAGAAGGCCGCGGAGGGCACATCAGCGCCGTCCTCGAGTCAGCACTGACCCGCCACGCGATCGAGGCCACGGCAAACGAGACACGCCAACTCATCCTGGCTGCCCTCAAGGCCGCGCACGGCGACGAAGGCACATGGGTGTGGATCCGCGACTACGACGACGCCAAGGTCTGGTTCGAAGTCGAGTCCGACGAATCCTTCAAAATCTACGAGCAGTCATGGACGCTGGCAAACGGCGCCGTGTCCCTCGGCGAAGGTCGCATCGAAGTTCGCTCCACCACCAGTTACGTCCCCGTAACCAGCACGACCGAGGCGCTACGCACGGTCACCAAGACCACCCCGCCGGACCCGGCAGGGGCAACCCCAAATCAGGAGGAAGCCAACATGGCAACCATTGATGACAAGGAACTCGCGGACCTCCGCGAATCCGCTAGCCGGGCCACCACGGCCGCAAGCGAACTGGCCGAAGCCAACAAGCGCGCAGACGCCGCTGAGGCCAAGGTCGCAGAATCCGAAGCGAAGGCCACCAAGGCCACCGCCGAAGCCATCGTCGCCGAAGCATTCGGTGACACCGACGCCAAGGTCACCCGCGCCGCACTCATCACCGCCGCACTGGCCGCCGAAGCGTTCGACCCGGACAAGCTCCGCGCCGACGCCACCGAAGCCGCCGCAGAAATCGCGGTCACCCACGGCGCCGGCACCCCCCGCGGTGTAGGCGAAACCGCCAAGGTCACCGAATCCGGCAAGACCATCACCAGCGAGAGCATCGTCTCCGCACTCCACGGGAAGGCGGCCTAACCATGGCTAAGAACCAGCGCTACTCCAACGCCCTGCACATCAGCGTCACCGCACCGCGTGACGTCCTGTCCGGCGAACCGGTACAGGTCGGCCAGATCAACGGTGTCGCCCAGACCTCCGCGAAGTCCGGCGAGAAGGTCACCATCTGGCTCGACGCCTCGTGGGACATCGAAGTTACCGGCGCACTGGCCACCGAGGGCCTGCCGGTGTACATCACCAGCGCGGGCAAGCTCGACGCCTCCGCCACCGGTAACAAGCCGTGGGGCGTGGCCCTGTCCACGAAGACCGCAGCCGCGGCACCAGCCGAAGTAGTCCCCCTGGGCTACGCAACCCCCGCCGCCCCGGCAGCGTAAGGAGACCACCACCATGGCAACAACTCTCGCAACTGAAGGCTTCCGCGCCGCCCCGACCCTGGACGAGCGCGTCTACGAAGCCGCACTCCTGTTCGGGGAAGGTCGCAACCCTTCGAACTTCTCCCGACAGAACACCCTCATGGAAGCGCTCACCACCGACGACTTCCCGAAGCTGCTCGGCGCCGCTTTCGAAAAGGAGGCCATGACTGCCCAGAAGGACGCAGTCAAGGAATACGAGCTCTTCGCACTCCCGAAGAACCTCTCCGACTTCCGCCCCAAGAAGCTCGTCGACCTGTTCGGCAACGAGTACTTCGAAGACGTGAAGGAAGGGGAGGAATATAAGGGCGGCAAGCTGGCCGAAACTGATGTGGAGATCCGCACCGGCAAGACCGGCAAGTTCTTCAACCTCACCTGGGAACTGCAACTGTCCCGCGACTTCTCCGACCTCGCCGACTTCCCAAAGGTCCTCGGCAATGCCGCGGTCAACACGGAGAACAAGAAGGTCTACGAAGTGCTCGTGGGCAAGGCTGGTCTGAACACCAGTTTCTTCGGATCGGTGGACAACAAGCCGCTGACTTCCGAGAACCTGATCGCGGCGATCCAGGCGCTTTCGGTGAAGGAAAACCACCGCAAGGAACTGGTCGACATCAGCACCCTCGTGCTCGTTGTCGGCCCGGGTCTTGCCATTCAGGCAAACAGCATCCTGAACGCTGAGAAGATCGTCCGCAAGGTCACTGACGGCGGCGCGACCACGGAAACCACGGAGTCGAACCCGTTCCGCGGCCAGATTCAGCTGCAGGTGTCCCGCGAGTTCGTGAACCAAAACGGTGCCGCGACGAAGAACACCTCGTGGGCACTGCTCCCGGGCAAGAACACCAGCAACCCGGCAGTCGTGAAGACCGGCCTGATCGGTCACGAGGCCGTGGATATCCGCGTGAAGCGCGACCAGGGCGAACGTGTTGGTGGTGGCGCTGTCGCTGTCAACGAGGGTTCGATTCAGGACGACACGATTCACTTCCGTGGCCGTCACGTTACTGGCGCGGCGAAGGGCTTCACTGAGGCCGCTTACGGCTCCAAGGGCGCGGCCTAGCTTCACCCCGATCATTTTCCACTACTCCGGAAAATGATCCCCGGTACGCCCGGCCAACTCTTAACTCTCAGTTAACAGTTGGCCGGGCGTACCACCCCACAACCTTTAGGAGGCGGCATGGCCGACTACACCACGCCCACCGGGCAAGTCCGTCTGCTCATTGCCGACCTCGCCGAGCCGCCGATCTTCGATGACATGATCCTCGAGGGCTACCTCGCCATGCACGACTACGTGGTCGGCGACCCGGACAGCATCAAGCGCACCGGGGTTTGGCGGGCCGCCGCCGACGCACTGGACGCCATCGCGACCAGTGAAGCGCTCACGTCGAAGAAGATCCGCACGCAGGATCTTTCCACGGACGGGCCGGCGGTCGCCGCCGAACTCCGCAAGCAAGCCGCCGTACTCCGGGCCAAGGCCGACCAGGCGGACGCCGAAGCGGACAGCTTCTTCGAAATCATCCCGTTCTGCAGCCCGGGCGGGCCCGAAGGTGCGGAGGCGCGCTGGTGAGCCCCCTCCCCAACGCCATGGTCATCCCGACCAACTGGGCCGAGCATCACCGCCCGGTAGCCGTGCAAACGATGACGGCCATGTGCATCATCAAGCGGATCCAAGAGGGCCCGGCCCCGTACCCACTGCCCGATGGCTGGTCGAACGAAGCCATCGTGTGGACGGGCATGTGCCGCCTGCAGGAACTCAAACGTGAAACGTCGCCGTTGGTTGCAGATCAGCCGTCCGAGCTACGCCAGTACTTGATCGCCCTCCCGTTCGAGAACGGGGCTGGTGTCCCGCTCCCCCGGTTGTTCACCGGCGAACGTGGCGACATCGTGGCGACCGTGGGCCGAGTGTTCAACCTCAAGCAGTCCATGGCCGGATCCCTGCTCTGGGAAAACGACTTCATCGCCTACGAAAACCAAACCCAGCAACAGCCCTAGCCGATCCGGCGGGGCTTTTCTTATGGAGGTGCCCCTTGGACTTTGATGCATCCCAGATGTTCCAGCTGGCCGCGGACCTGCAAAAGGTTCCATCCAAGGCGATTCCACTGGCGTCGAAGGTGGTCCGCAAGACCGCCAAGGACATCGAGGGCACTGCCAAGAGTATCGCGCCGGTCGATACGGGCAACCTGAAGAACAGCATCGGCAGTCAGGACGTGGGCCCGCTCGAGGCTGAGGTCCGCGCTACCGCAAGCTACGCGGTCTACCTCGAGGTGGGGACCAGCCGCATGGCCGCTCAGCCCTACATGGGCCCGGCCACCGATAAGCACACGCCGGCGTTCTCCGATGCGATGGCTCAAATCATTGGTGGTGCGCTCTAGTGGTTGACCCAAACGTCCTAGCCGACCTCCTGTTGGCCAAGCTTCGGTCCCTGCCGGACATCGGTGCTCGCGTTTATGACGGGCTGGTCCCGGAGCGTGTGCCCGAGGCTGGCGGGTACATCCGCCCTTACATTGCCTTCCATGCCGGGCTGGCCGCTGATCTACCAGGCGAACGCGACCTAACCGGACTCGTGGACGTCACCGTCGCCGATTGGTCCCCACAGACGACTGTGGTCGGCCCTGACGCCCGCATCTGCCGTATCGCTGCCCAGCAAGTCACCGCAGCACTCACCAACCTGCCCATCGGCGGCGGCTGGCTCATGCCCGACCCCGACGCATTCCGGGTCACCAGACCCCTCCCCGACACCCAGGCCACCCCGGCCCGGGCTTACCTGCCGCTGCAATGGCGGCTCATCACCAATTAGGAGGCCCACCGTGGCAACCCCCAAACAGATCACCGAGCCCGCCGCCCCAGCGGTGGACGCCGCGACCGAACCCGCACAGCCAGCAGCTCAGGTCATCGACATCGACAAGCTCAAAACCCTTGACCCGCGCCGCAAGGTCTTCGTCCGCGACTCCCGAACCGGCCGCAAGATCGACAACCCAGTCCCCGAAACACACCTCGTGATCTTCCCGCACCTGCGTGAAGTCGCTTCCAAGAAGGAAGGCAAATAACCATGGGCCAGAAAATGCTCACCGACGCGAACCGCCATGCCGTGTTCGTTACCGACCTCGCCGACTACCGCGCCCCGAAGGCCAGCGAACTGACCGGCGTTGGCGCCGTCGTGCTGTCCTGCAACGTGACCGCCGCCAACTTCGTCCTTGGCGCCACCGGTGACGACGCTATCAGCGACCCTGCCCTGTGCGCGTCGAGCAACTCGTCCACCCCCGGCCGCACCAACTACGAAGCCGTCATGGATTTCTTCCGCTGGAAGGACGCCATCGACGACATCCCGTGGGAGACCTTCACCTCGAAGGGCATCCACGGGTACATCGTTTCCCGCATTGGGCAGCAGCCCGAAGGCACGAAGGCGCATGAGCACCCGTTCACTGCCGCCGACGAGGTGCAGGTCTACGAGGTTCTCACGAACACCCCGCAGATCCTGTCCCCGGCCGACGCCGGCTATGAGAAGTTCAAGATGAATTTCTCGGTGCAGGACAACGTGGACGAGCGCGCCATCGTGGCCGCCGGAGTCTAACCGCTCCCACAAGACCCCGTGGCGGGGTGTACGTCAGACTCCGCCCCGCCACGGCACCACCCCCCGAGTCTGACGACCCCCAAAGCAATGGAGTCTGACCCATGAGCAAGACAATCCCCGGCGTGCCCGAATCCGTGACCAGAGAGCAATGGCTCTCGTTCTTCACCGCGGCTGGCATTACTCCCGAGCTGACGAAGTCCTTGCGGTTCGAACCGGAAGGCATCTACGCCACCGTGTTCGAGGCAGGCCCCGAGGGCCGCCGAATCGTCACGGACAGCAACGGCTACGCAAAGCACGAAATCTTCATCCCCATCAACGTCGAAACCCCTTCAGGAGTCTGACCATGACTGAAAACCAGAACACCCCCACCGCTGAACTTGACTTCGACGAATGGTTGGCCGGTGGAGAACGCACCACCCACCACGTCACCCTCTTTGGCCGCCTCGACCTCTTGGCTGACATCGAAGAACTCGAAAAGCAGCGGATCCCCTACCAGGCCCCGCCCGAAGGCGACGAAGCTTTGGGCGGCGAAACCGACCCGAACACCGAACTTGATGCCAAGATCGCGGTGCTCGAGGCACAGGTCTATGCGTCCAAGCGCGAGTTCCGAGTTTCCGCCATCACCGGCAACGAAGAGCTGGACCTCTTGGACCAGATCCGCAAGGACCTCGCCAAGGAGATTGAAGCGGCCGCCGCGGAAGGCCGCCGGGAAGCGAAGACCACGGCAAAGCTCATGGACATCACAGCTCCCGCGGACATCAACGCACTCGCACGCACCGGCGCCAACGAGAAAACGAATGAAGTCGTCTCCCGAGAGCTTCGCGTTCGCAAGATCGCGATGGCCGCAAAGACCCGCATCAAGGGTGATTGGGCGCCGATCAGCCGGGACCAGGTGGAGCGCATGCTCACCGTCCTTGGTGATGCTCAGATGGGCCTCATTGCTGACGCCGTCATCGCATCCTCGGATGATGTGCCGTTGGTGACTGTCCCAAAATCGTAGAGGCCCTCACGCGCCCGCGCTGGCAACACCTGATCGATTTGGTGGAGACAGCGCGGGCGTGCACCATTCCCGTGACCGTGCTTTTGGGCGTGCGGGAGCAAGACGGGAAGTACAACGACCGCGACCGGATCATGCAGATCGCGTACACCAAGTACCTGAACAGCCTGTGCAACGGCTGCGGGTTGCCGCACTCCATGGTCCGCGGGGACGAGAACGTCGGCCGCATCGAATGGCACGACGACGCCATCTGCCACGGATGCGCCGCCCGGGAATCACTGGCCGAGGACAAGAACCGAACGAAGTACCCCGGCCAGCTGATCTACCCGGTGGACACGCAGGCTTAGGCGGCTGGAGTCTCCCGGCGCCGGCCAACACCAACCAGCAGTGCGACCAGCCCGGCGAGGGCCACAAGGATCGCGAAGCCCTGCAGCCCAGGCGCATCCCCATAACCGCCGACCAGTGCGAACGCGATTGCCCATAACGAGCATTGCGAGTCCGGTCATCATCGTGTTGTGGCCGCGCTTGTGCTGCACATTCCCACTCGTGTTTGTCATGCCGCAAGCATCCCATGTCGGGGTGACGAAAACTAAATATTGGAGGCCCTGCGTTGGCAACTCGTGACGTGACAGTTCGCATCAAGGCCGAGATCGGTTCATTCAAGCGTGACATGCTGGTCGCCGCCGGCGCCGCCCGCAAGGCCGCTGCGGAAACTGAGGCAGCCAGCACGAAGGCCAGCTCCGGCATCGGCAAACTTGGCCGCGTCGCTGGCATGCACGAGCAGGCCTGGGGGCAAGTCTCCACTGGCCTTGTCGCTGGCGGTGTTGCTGCAGCTGGTGGCGTCGCACTGGTGACGAAGGCCGCGATCGATTGGGAGTCGGCCTGGACCGGTGTCAAGAAGACCGTGGATGGCACACCGAAGCAACTGGCCGAGGTTGAAGGTGGGCTGCGTGAACTAGCACGCACTCTCCCCTCCACTCACACCGAGATTGCCGCCGTAGCTGAGGCCGCAGGCCAGCTGGGTATCAAGACTGGGGACGTCGTTAGTTTCACTAAGACGATGATCGACCTCGGCGAAACCACGAACCTTTCAGCTGAGGAAGCCGCAACCGGCCTCGCCCGGTTCTCCAACATCATGGGCACCAGTGCATCGGATGTTGACAGGCTCGGCTCAACACTCGTCGGCCTGGGCAATAACTACGCCACCACTGAGTCCGAAATCCTAGCCTTGTCGATGCGTCTCTCCGGTGCTGGCCGACAGGTGAACCTCTCTGAGGGTGAAGTCATGGGCCTGTCTGCTGCCATGTCTTCGGTGGGTATTGAGGCTGAGGCTGGCGGCTCTGCCATGTCCCTGACGATGAAGCGCATTGGCAAGGCTGTCGATGGCGGCGATGAGGCACTGTCTTCGTTTGCGGAGACCGCGGGCATGTCTGCCGACCAGTTCTCCACCATGTGGAAGGACGATGCCGCAGGGGCACTAGAAGCGTTCGTTGGTGGCCTTGGTGCAGCTGGCGAGCAGGGCGAATCCGTCAACGGGATCCTCACCGAACTGGGCATCACTGGCATCCGCGAATCGGATGCACTCCTTCGCTTGTCGGCATCGGCTGGCATCATGGGCGACGCCATGGCGCAGGGCAACAAAGAGTTTGAAACGAACAACGCACTGCTCGAGGAAGCAGACAAGCGCTACAGCACCACCGAATCGAAGATCAAGGCCGCACTCTCTAGCATTCAAGACTCTGCCATCACGTTCGGTGGCGTCATGCTGCCTGTGGTTGCTGGTGTCTCTGAGGGTGTCGCTGGGATTGCTACCGCGTTCTCGAAGATCCCTGCCCCCATTGCTGGGGCCCTGACTGTCATCACTGGCTTCCTTGGTGTTGGTGCGCTCGTTGCTGGTGTTGGCATGAAGATGGTCGGCTCGTTCACTTCCACAGTGGGCGGCCTGAAAGCATTGGGCCTCGAGTTCCCTGGGCTCACCGGCAAGATGGAGAAGTTCGGCAACGCTGCCCCCGGTGTCGCGAAGAAGTTCGCGAAGTTCGCTGGTGCAGCTGTCGCCATTGGTGCTGTCACGGTTGCTGTTGCGAAGCTCGCCGAAGCATCCTACATGTCCAAGATCGACGAGGGCATGGGCCGTGTTGATCGTGCGATGGCAAAAATCATTCATAATGCGCCGGATGCCTCGGACGCGCTCGATGGGCTGTTCAAGAACAAGGCAGGCGAAGGCCTCACCAGTGACATTGACAGTCTCGGTAGTGCTATTGATCGCACGTTCAACAAGACCGCTGGGCAGAAGTTCAACGACTGGGGCGAAAACCTCGTCACCTCCACCATTGGTGTCAAGGGATCTTTGGCGATCACCGAAGAAGCTTTCGGGCGTATCGATCAGTCCCTCGCTGACCTTGTTGGGTCCGGGAACGTTGAGGGTGCGAAGACTGCGTTTGATGGGATCGCTGAGAAGTTTGTGGAGCAGGGCCGCACGGTCGAAGAGGCCAAGGCCATGTTCCCCGGTTACGCTGACGCGCTGGCCGGTGTTGCTGCTGAGGCGGCCAACGCTGGGGGTGGGCTCGAAGCCCTCGGTGGTGCTGCTGAGGGTGTTGCTAGTGGTGTTGGTGCAGCGTTCGCACCGTCCAAGGAAATGGCCGAAGCGCTCGAAGAGATCGGTGTCGCCGCTGACGGTTCCGTGGCGAGCCTGGGCGCGTTCACTGACTACCTGTTCAACTCCGGGCTGGCAATGATGTCATCGAAGGATGCAGCATTCCAGTGGGCCAAGGGCTTGCGGGACATGGACGGCGAAATTAAGAAGATCACCGACTCCCAAGGCAAGATGGGCGCTGTCCTCAACAAGGGCAAGGACGACTTCAATGCCAGCACTGATGCTGGCTATGCGGGGCTGCAGCTCTTCCAAGGGAAACTGCAAGAAGGCATCGCGGTTGCCCAAACTTATGCCGCTGATACCTCCAAGTCGCAGAAGGACGTTGTTGCTCAGTACCAAGCCACCTACGATGCGGGCATCAAGACCGCTGAGGGCTTCGGGATCATGGGCGAGAAAGCTGATGCGTTGGTGCGTTCAACGATGGGCATCCCCGATGATGTGTCGATCAAAACATGGATCGAAGACGAAGCCACCGCGGCCGCTGAGCGGATCACCGGGCAACTCTTGGAGATACCGAAGGACCTGCAAATCAAGGTCATGGTTACCGACGATGGCACCACGAACCTCACTAAAGAGCAGATCGCGGCCATCAAGGGCCAGACCGTTGGTATTGAAGTTACCGACGAGGGCACCGTCCTCACCACGCAGGGCGCGATCAATGGCGTCACCGATGGCGATGCGAAGATCCTAGTGAGCGATGACGGCACAATCACCGTCGTGCAGGGCGGCATCAACAACGTCAAGGATGGGGCCGCCAACGTCAACGTGACCGACAATGGGACCGTCTCGTGGGTCCAGGGCCTGATCAACAGCATCTCTGGCAAGAGCGTCACCATCAACACCCACTACACCAAATCTGGTGCAGTGGGTGGACAGAGCGGTCCCGGCGCCAAGGCAACGCCTGGCCGTGATGCGGCCAAGGCGCGTGGTGGCCGCGCTCCGGGGCTTGCTGACGGCGGCCGTGTCCCTCGTACGGGGCTTGGCACGGATAAGGTCATGGGCATCAACTCGGATGGCATCCCGCATGTGTGGGTGGATGATCGGGAGTGGGTGATCAACCGCCGGTCCTCAGACAAGCATGATGACCTGCTGAACGCGATCAACCGGGACGATCCACGAGTTGACCAACTCAAGGGTCTGGCCGGGCTCGCCGGTGGGGGCCGCGCCGGTTCTTACACGGTCAAGCGCGGTGACACGCTGTCCGGGATCGCCAGGCAGTTCGGGACCACGTGGCGGGAACTCCAGCGGATCAACAAGATCCAAAACGAGGACCTGATCTACGCGGGGCAGACCATCGATCTGCCTGGCGGCGCAAGCAAGGCGAAGGCCAAGCCGGCCCCCGCCCGCTCCTACTCGACCTCCCGGACCGGGTGGGCGGAGAAGGAACGCGACCAGGACGCCCGCGAGGTCAAGGCCGCCACCGCGGAACTGACCGCAGCCAAGCGGACGAAGAACGACAAGAAAATCGCCGCGGCCGAGAAGAACCTCGACAAGGCGAAGAAGTCCTACGACGATTCCAAGGAACGAGTCGTCCGGCTCCGGGAGAAGGAATTCGACCTACGCCGGGACTTGAAGCGCGGGAACATCGTCGATGCTTTCACATCCGGGTCGGGAATGTCTGTGGTGGATCAGCTCTTTGACCAGTCCAACAACAAGGACCTATCGAAGAAGCAACGCGCCACACTGCGGTCCACGGCATACAGCATGGAATCGCAGCTGCTGAAACTGGAGAAGCAGTCGGATAAGTTGTCCGTTTCCTTGGGCAAGGCGGCCGATAAGCGCGACGACCTGCTCTCGGCCCGCAATGGTGTCAGGGATTCCATGGTCGGCGCGTTCGACCTGGGCGGGCTGGCAGGGCAGAAGGATGCCTACGGCTACGACACCAGCGTGGGCAAGAAGGGCTTGCTGAATTACGGGAAGTCCATGGCGTCCGGTGCGAAGAAGCTGTCATCCAAAGTGGCCGCTTTGCAGAAGGCCGGTTTCCATCCGTCGATGATCGAGCAAGTCATCAGCGAATGGACCAGCTCGGGAACCTTCGAGTTGGCCGACGCAATGCTGTCCATGAACAAGTCCGAACGCTCGTCTTTCAACAGCTCGTTCAAGAGCGTGGAGCGGTACGGACTGTCCACGGGCACATCGCTGACCAACGCAATGGCCAAGGGCGGCATCAACGCCGCCGAAGGTCTCGTGAAGGGGCTCACCTCTCAGCAAAAGAAGGTCGATAACGCCTTCTACAAGCTGGGCAAGGACGCGGAGAAGTCGTTCAAGCGGTCACTCGGGATCAAATCGCCTTCCACGGTGATGTTTGGTGCTGGTGTGAACGTGGGTGAGGGTGCCGAGTTGGGCATCTTGTCCAAGGTGTCAGACGTGCAGGGCGCAATGGGCTTGCTTGCCGAGGCGCCTGCATTCGCGGTGCCACCATCGGCTGAGGTTGCCCGGTACGCTGCACAACCCCCCGCGTCGGCGGGCGTGGTCATTGACTACGACCGGTTGGCTCAAGCCATGACCAGTGTTCAGCTGAATGCCAACTTGCAGATCGATCGCAAGCAGGCGGGCACGTTGGTGCAGGCTGGCCAGAAGTTCAACGGAAATCATTAGGAGGGCCGGATGGCCGCATTTTTGTTTGGCCCTCTCGGGGGCATGGTTCCGTTGAAGGTGTCCCGCGGGGTGACTGATAGCCCGGCGCGCACGATGTCGGAGCTGGTCACGTCGGGGGGTGTGCGCTACGTCCAGCGCGGACGGCGCGCACCCCGTACATGGCAGGTTGGCCGGGCCTATGAAGGCCCGGGATGGGCGGCGCTCCTTGCGGACGCCGCCCACGGGCTTCTGGGCCAGTGCTGGCTCTACGATGTGGCCGCGGCGCGGGAGAATATGGTCCCTGCCGAGAAGTCGGCCGGGGTCGGGCTTCCTGTCTTGGTGGATGGTCGTCCGATGGGGGCACTTCCCGTGGGGCACGCCGTGACGGTGCAGGTCTTGGCTGGCCGCACCTATACGGTGTCGCTCTGGTCCGCAGCGGCGGCCGGGTCCACGGTGGCGTCCTTCCTGCGCAGCCCCAACCTGCTCGCCCTGGTCAAGGCCCCGCCGGGCACTGGTTCACGGTCCTGCGCTGCAAGCTTCACCCCGCTGGCCGACGGGGTCGTAACCGTCACCGTATCGGCGGGCGGGGCATCCGGCTTGCGGGTCCACGAAGGCGGCCCGGACGGGCGGTTCTTCTCCGGGCATGGAACCCCATGCAAGGTGGCGGTGCAGGACCCGCAGCGCACCTTGGAACTGGTAGTTGACCGAGAGACAAGATCTGCATATCAGGTCACTTTGATGGAGGTCGGGAAACCCGGCACCGTTTGATTCCTTGGAGGAACCATGCAGGAAAAGCCAGCTGGCTGGCCCCTTGAGGGCGATGTGGAAACGCTTCCGGAGATCTTCCTGGAGCTGCACGGAAGCCAGTGGCCACCGGCCCGCGGGGACGTGCCACAGGGAACTGCGGAGGTCGGCTCGTGGTCGGTCTCCCAGCAGCTGACCGGCTCCGCATTGCCGGGGCAGGTGCGGGCAGCGTCCGGGCACTCGATCCCCTCCGGGTCCGTGTCTTTCGCCCAGCCCGAAGGAGCCCCGCTGACACCGTGGGCGCGAGGCCCGCTGAACCTGGGCCCGGGTGGCGCCTGCACGCTCTACGCCTCGCACGACGGCGTGGGGCAGGCCCACGGGCTGCGCCTCGGCGGCTTCCACCTGGCACCCATTGCCGGATCTAGCCTGAGCACCACTGTGGATCTGGAGCTGGACGGCGATCCGATCCGGATGCAGAAGCCTTTCACCCTGCGCTGGCGCTACAACACCAAGGCCAGCAGCTTCGCGGAACCGCCCTTTGAGCTGGACGCCTCGTGGGTCATCGACCAGGTCGCCCGCTCCACCGGCTACTACCAGACCCCCGCGCTGGTCACCAGCGCGTTCCTCTCGGTCCCGCTGTGCGGGGGCACGATGGCGGACCGCGGATCCACGATCACGGCGACCGTCGCCGGGTGGGTGGCGGCAGAGCACCAAGCGGGCCTCGGCCCGGGCTCGTCCATCGACGCCAGCCTGTCCACAGTGGTCCCGAACAAGTTCCATATCTCGTGCGACGTGGCCGGCGCAGGTGGGCGGATCATCATCGGCGGAGCGGTCTTCGACTTCTCCTCCACGAAGCTCGATGTCCGCTCCGGGATCACCACGCTGGCCTCGGCCGCGTACCCGGTGGCGTCGGGAACGATTCGCCGGGTGCAGGCCGAGGTCACCCGCACCGGCAACAACCTCGCGGTGCGAGTGCGCTGCGGCTCGGGGGCATGGTCGGCCGCGGCCACCGCGGCCTTCGGCTCGGCTCCGTGGGGCTCCCGCACCGACACCGCCACCATCGACACAACCTTGTCTCCCACGGGCCGCTGGATTCGCGGGATACAGCTGCACGCCGCGGACGATCCCCGGATCTGGATCCCCCCAAAGGCCCAGATCGACATGTCATACTCCCCGATCCACGCGGCCTTCGGCATCGAGAAGGTCACCGCGTGGGAAGTCGTGCAGGACATCGCGGCCAAGACGATGGGCGCCGCTTGGATGACTCCGGGCGGTGTGCTGGTGTACCGCAACGGGGAACGGATGCGCGGCACTGATGCCCCGGTGGAGACCATCGAGGCCCTGGACAAACTGGAGGATCTGGCGTGGGTGATCGACCCGGGCGAGATCGCCGACCGCGTGGAGCTCACTTACACCCCCACGGACGTGGAGACCTCCTACGGGATGAGCACGCTGTGGGAATCGACGGAGACTATCCGGATCCCGGCCCGCAAGACGGTCACCGTCTACGCGGACATCAACGGCACCACCAACGTGCTCTCCCCGTTCGTCCCATTGTGGCCACCCACCGATCCGTCGGTCACCAAGTACGCCGACGGGCGCATGTCCCGCTGGGCCGCAGCCACATCCCCCGACGGTTCCGGTGCGCGGCCGGCAGACAATGCCATCCGGGTCTCTGCGGTGATGGCTGGGGTCTCGCGGGTGAAGATCAGCATCACCAACGCCACCGGCGGCACCCTCTGGCTGGTGGACGGCACCGGCTCCCCCTGCCTGATCCTGCGCACCGGCCTGCACATCGCCCCCGGGGAGCCGGAGACCATCAGCCACGGACCCGCCGTGGAGGACGCACTGAACCCGATCAGCTTGGATGCCGGGGCATGGGTGCAGGATGCGGACGCCGCCCAGCGGATCCTCGACTGGCTCGTCGGGCAAACCAGCACGGCCAAGGCAGTGATCAACTCCGTGCGGGTGAAGCCGGATCTGTCCCGGGAAATCGGCGACGTCATCCGGCTGACCGACGGCCACACCGGACTACGCACCGAGGCCATCATCAGCGGGATCAGTCTGGCTGGGGATTCCACTGGATACACCCAGCACCTTGACCTGGCCCTGCTCGATGTCGCATACCAGGACTTCGACGCATGGCTGGAACGCGAATCCATCACCACGTTCGCGGCCTTCGACACCTGGCTGGCAGCCAACAACATCACCACCTTCGAAGACTTCGATCAGTGGGCCATAGACCTAGGAGGCACCTGGTGACCATCCAAAACCAATTCCCCGACAGCCCCACCCAAGCCTCACCCATGCGCAAGGCTGGGCAGTTCCGGGGATGGTTCACCACCATCACCGACCTGCTCAACGCCATGAGCCCCACGGGCAAGCCCTATTCCACGGACTGGATTGCCGGGCCCAGCAAGGTGGACCGGGTCCTGGCCCTAACCGCCGACTGGCAATGCACGGCCTTCGCCTGTTCCCGGGAGGGGCGGGACGTGGACATGCAAATCAACCTCACCTATGTCGGCGCGCCCGTGAGCGTGCCGGGTAACGGCAACATCACCAACGTCATCATTGGGCAGGTCGATGAGGGCTTCCGCCCCCGCTACATGGGGAGCCTCACCACCGGGCACACCGGCCCCCTGGCAGCCGCAGCCGTCCACAGCGGCGGGGAAATGGCACTGGCCGCCGTCGCCCCGGGCACCACCATCGCCGGAGGAACAGCCTTCACCTTCCAAGGCATGTGGCGCATGGCCTCCGTGGACGCGGCGTAATGGGCACATCATCAAGCGCCCTGCTCCGCACCATGGCAGCGGCCCGCGAATACACTGCCGACGCCACCGGCACCATCGAAGCCCTTGCGGACGTCATCGCCCGTCTGGACGCCATCCAAGCCCAGCTTGCAGATCAGCAGGTCGATGTCGGGGAAATCCAGTCCGCGCTGATCGCCATGCAAACCACACTGGCCGGCATCGTCTCGACCCAGTCAGTGCACACCACGAAGCTGGATGGGATCACCACCACGCAGGCGGCACACACCACTTCCCTGGCAAGCCTTCCCACCATGAAGACCCAGATCCAAGCCATTTACGACGCTGTCGTCACACCGTAGGAGGAACCCCTTTGGGACGCAATATTGAGATCGACGCCCGCCGCGGCGGAGGTGCGCCGCATGAGATCCTTTTCGGCGAGGTCACCATCGAGGCGACCGCGATGCGCCAGGACGGCACGAAGACCGTATTCCCCGCGCCAACGACCATCGGGATCAGCAACGGTGTGGCCGTGCTGGAGAACGTTGACGTGTCCCCCGCCGGACCGGAGCCCGCCTGGGCATACCGGATGACCTTCCGAGACCACATGTCCGGCAGGGGCTGGTCGGAAATGGTGGGCGTTCCCACCGGGACCACCGCGGTGAAGTACCCGACCCTGCCCCGCTTCACCACGGCGATCCCGCCCGAGACCACCAAGGCCGACCTGCAGAACTGGGTGGACACCACCGAGGCAGCAAAGAACACCGCGGTACAGGCCGCGGCGACAGCCACAGCACCCACCGACGCCATGGTCGCGGGCAAAATCAACGACCCCGCAAGCCTCACCGGGACCGCACTATCCGCCGCGATTGTTGGGACAGCCGAGCCAATCGCCAAGCAGGTGGCGAACAATCGCTACCTGTCCCCGTCAGCGGTGGTCTATGAGTCCAAGGCCGACCTCTACCGCACGGCACTGGCGCAGGACGGCTCCACCGTTTACGCATCGCAGACCATCAACGGTACGGGGTTCCCGAAGCTGGACAAGACGTTGGACTGGGGCAAGACCTGGACGACGCTCGGCACTCTGCCGGGGTTCATCTCCTCGCTGGTGAAGCTGGCAAGCGGAACATTGCTCGCATTTGAGGCAACGATCCTGACGCAGGCCAACCAAAACCCGAAGGTGTGGCGTTCCACCGACGACGGAGCAACGTGGACGCACACGTTCACAACCCAGTTCCCGCCGTTCACCAACGGAACCGGCGTCACCGAAGGCACCGACGGTTCGGTGATTATTTCCGAATACGGAAACGTCAACAACATGCAATATAAGATATACCGTTCCACCAACGACGGGGTGAACTTCACGCAGGTCTGGGCGTCCCCATCGGTATCCAGCGGCGGCGACGTTGGGCACATTCACTCCGTCACTTACGACCCCTACGAGGGTTGCCATGTCGCATTCTCCGATCTTGCCAACTTCGCCCAAACCGGACCATTGTGGTTGCGCTCCAACGACAACGGGGCGACCTGGGCAACGTTCGGTATCGCGATTGGCTCGGATACTCCCAATTGTGTGCGACCCATGTTCTTTGAGAACTACATTGGCTGGGGCACGGACAACGAGCGCAACGGACGCATCGGCCGTATCAAGCGTGAGGATTTTTACGCGGGCCGTATGACCGACATTGAGGTTGTCGCCACCGTCAACGGCAAATCCCTGTACTACACGTTCCCGATTCGACAGGGTGTGTGGATGATTACCGTAGCATCGGAAACCATCATGAAGGTCAACGATCCCAACGCGCCGGGCAACTGGGGGCACGAGGTCTACATTGTGGACGAGGACGGTGGCCGAGTGTCCGGTGGCTTTACCCATATGCCACGGACCATCACTCTAGGCGTGTACTCCAACACCAAACCCGCGTTCCCGTCGCACAAGTTTGACGCGCTCGACCACAACGGGCTGACGTTCGTAAATCTTGTGTCGGGTCTTCCGCGTGCCATCGTCACCGTCCCGGTGTCACAGGACTGGCAGATGCCTATGAATCAAGTCGGAACGTGGGGCATGTCCAAGCAGATCCTCCCGAACCGTTACCCACTGTCCTTTGCTAGGGCAGACGGTACGGCAGTGGACACGCTGCGGGTGGAAGAAAACGGGGACCTCGTAATCACCCGCGATGACGTGGCGGTAGGGGCGCGCTCCGAAATCGTAATGACACCCACCGGCCTCACTCGATTCCGTCACGGCGGCGTGCAGGTTGCCTATATGGACGCCGGGCAACTGATCTTCCCCAAGGTCACGCTCGCGGCCACTGGGCTGAATATTAGTGCAGGAGGCGGGACCACGCCCAACGGTGTCCTCACCGCGCCAGCCGGGTCAATCTTCACGAACTGGAACGGGGGGAAGGGAACCACCGCATGGGTCAAAGAATCAGGTACCGGCAACACGGGATGGGTGCCGTTCGGTCACAGCGCCGGGTCAATCCTGCCCGCCGCGCCAATCGTCGGGCAACAGCACTACCTCACCACGCTAGGTAGACCCGTTTGGTGGAATGGCGCAGCGTGGGCGGACGCTATGGGCGTTACCGTCTAG